AAATTAGAATCTAAGTTTCTGTAATACTCAGGAATGTGTGCCCAAAGATTATCAATAGAATTGTATTGTTTAGGTATTTGTATGTACAACGTAGCCACACGTTCATACCATTCTGTTGGCGTTGCAGCAAAATCAGAGTATTTAATAAACAAAGAATAATAAACCCACCTACCAGCCGACACTCTAGCCATATCTGTAAAAGATGTAATGGTATCATTAGAAACCGTAGTTACTACTGAGCCATCTTTGTAAGTAATGGGCTCACCTGTAGGTGAACTAATAACTGCTATTTCTTTAACTCCATAACTTCCTGCACTTGCAGAAGTTGCATACAAAAATGATAACTCCCAAGAAAGAACAACTTCATCAGTTGCAATTACATTTGCAGTAAAAGTGTTGGTAGTTGCAGCAATTGCAGAAGAAATAACAAGGTTGTCTGCACGCAATCCAGAATCAGTACCATTATTTTGTAGGTAAGAACCACGTTCGGCACTTGTTTTTCTAAGAGTAAAGGATGTAGTTGCCATAGTTAACCAGTAATTCCACCAGAAGGTGTCAAAATAAAGTCGGCTGCTTTATGTAACAAACTTGTTGGTCCTGATGATATTTTATGGTTTCCAGCAAGCCCTGAAGAAGTAGTGTTAAAGACGCTGATATACACATAATCCACACCATCAATGGCTGTTGCTGCCCTGTAGAAATCTCCCAATGAAAGGGTTTGGTTAAAATACACAGCATCAAATTGTAAAAACTCATTAAAAGCAGTTTCTATAGCATTAGTGACCCACCGTTGTACATAACCATCTTTAATATAAATAGTTGCTTGAACATAAACATTAGTAAGGCTAATAGAAGGGGCAACTCCTACACTTGCTCCAATCATGGTACGAGGAGCAAAATAAGTAAGAGTGTCTTGTGCAGTTGCTGAATCAATTGTAATGGTAGAACCAAAAGCAGGATTTATATAATCGTTTTGATAAGGGATTGGGTAAAGCGTGACGTTACTTCCAGTATTGCTTGCAGTACCTTTTACTACTCCTGGAATACGCAAAATAAGGTCTTTAAAGTCTTGTAAAGAAACTGCTCTATCCTGTGTTCTAAAAAGTAATGGAACGTTTGCTTTTAGTGAACTAATGGATTCTTCATCAAAACCTCCTGTAGCCGCACTAGAGCCAATAATTGTAACTCCTGTAGGTGTGTTATTTGCAAAAGAAGTAATTCTATTTTGTACAATATTGCCAGATGAACCTGATGACCTTAGGTAGTCAGCAATAATTGAAGCGTTTGTTGCTGGTATTTTTCCATTAATACCATTACCAAAAAGGACTTGAACAACACCATCAGCCGCTATTTCCACAGTAAACACTCTGTCAGAAGCCGCATAATCATTTAATCTTTCAACATAAATGTATTCTACAGTAGTAGGTGTTCCTGAAACCACGGGTCCTTCATAAACAAAAATAGATACACTAGAAGGGACCACATTTACATTTCGTAGAATAAAACGTTGGTTAGGTAACCCATTACTTGTATTACCATTAGCAACAATTGAATTTATAATTTCTTCTGAAGTTGTTAATGAGCCTTCAATTAACGCTAACGTTATTGAACTTGTTGACGCTGACATACTTGCTGATTCCGTACTAACAAAATAAATAGTATTTTCTTCTGTGTTTCGTGATGGGGCTATAAAACTAGTTCCTTGAGGAATAATAGTGCCATCAACAAAACCAGTTGTTTTTCCTAATGTAATAGTTGCTCGTGCAGAGTTCAATGCTAATGGTGTGTAATCTAACAAATTAGCCAAGGCTAAAACTGATTCCCGTTGTGTGGCGGTATTTAAATAAGTTTCGGCTGCTGCTCGGTCTACATAGAAATGTAAAACATCTCCCATATATGCCCAAAGGTCTACAAGCGTTACACCAAAATCGGCAGGAGAACGGGTGTCCCAATCAGCCCCAATTGGCAGTGTTGCGGCACGTGTTAATAAATCTTCTCGGATTCCGTAATAATCACGGCTCGTATAATCAAATGTTGGCATAGTTATAACCTACTAAATAGTTGTGTTTACATTAAAAGTAAATCCCCTGAGACCTTCAAAAGGTAGGGAATACTGGACAGTTAGATAAAGACTGGAATCTTCAGGAAAAGCCATTTGGGGAGAATCAGGATAGGAAGTTGTAATGTTTACAACATTACCAGATGTTAGTACTTTATTTATTTTGTCTAAAGTGTCTAATTTAAAATCATCAAAAACAAGGGTATCCATTGGTTCATACAATAATGATTGGACATTAGCACCATAACCAACATTGATGGCACGCTCACCTGGGGCAGTCATTAACACATCAATAATATTCTGTTCTGTTATTTTTGTTTGTTCCATAGTAGTTACTACTGAACCATTTGAAAAATTAAAAGGAATTGATATTGCTTTCATGTGTGTCCTTAGTAAGTGTTTATGTAGTTGGTAGAAGATATCCAACGTTTGTTAATTAATGAAGGGGTAGGTGGACTTACATAGTCTTCTGTACCTTCTGTGGTGTATGTTGCGTCCCCAATGCTGTCTTTAACCATTTCTAGCGTAGTAACAAGTTGAGAATGTGTAATGTCGTGGCGAGCGCTGCGAACATACCAAAAACCATCAAAGTCTGTATTGTATTTATCCAACTTTACAATTCCACCTGGTTTGATAGTTGGGTTACCTGTTATTTGTACAATGGCGCTCATTGAGAATGCATGACGTAATGAGCCCATGATAAATTTGTTAGCCATTTCATAACTATCAGCATTTTTAGAAAGAGTATCTGTAAAAGGAGACTCTAAAGGTGTTCCTAACCCAGATGTTTCTTTATTTAAATCTCCACCTACAGAAAGTACTACATTGTTTTTATCCAAGATATGGATAGTCTCTGGGGTGCGTTCACCAACGGTTGATACATTTCCAATAGTTGCATCAAAGTTAAGCACTTGTCCAACATTGGGTGAAACATTACCGTTTAATCCTGCAATTGTTTTTAATACTGCGTAAGAAATGCGATGGTTCATTGCTTGAAAAGGGTCCCAGATGTGGAGGTGTGTACCTCGTGCGCTGATTGAATAACCCAAAGTGTTACAAGTTTCTTTAAGAAATTCCCAATCTGACTTAGAAGATTGAACTAACCTAGGGAACCTGTACGGGTCTTTAGGTACAGACACTGAAAACTTATATGTATCAGCAATAGTTTTTGCAATGTCTGAAATAGTTACGTTTTCCCAAGCCTTTGATTTTTTTGATTTCATCATGTAACTAGCACCAAAACAATACATCCGAGTAATTTGAAAAGCACTTTGATTAACAAGACCATTGTTTGTTTCAGAATGTGGTTCTAAAAACCCAATGTAACCATGGAATGTAACACCACCCAGTGAAGGAAAAGATATATTAATGTATATAGGTTTATCAACAAAATCAAAAAGACTATTAGGGTCTAGTCCTGAGAAATCAAGGATTACAAGGTTATGGTTGTTTTCTTTTTCTTCAATAGAAATACGTTGTAGTGATAGATAGTTGGTTGGAACATTATCAATGGTAATTGAGACATCAGGAGATGTAGGCGAAGCAGTTTTAAAAATCATGATAATGGGACACGTATAATAGAACCCGTTGGGATTGCATCAGGAAATCTAATGTAAGGATTTAATTTTGCAATTTTCCAATATTGTGTAGAGTCTCCTAAAACATGAGAAGCAATTTTTTGAAAAGTATCACCTGATTTAGTAATAATGTTTGTTACTACTTGTGGTGAATATGTTGTAGTTTGAACTGCAATTTGAGTTGCTTGGTTTTCGTAAGTAACTACAGATTGAACATAACGAGAGCCATTAATAATCATACAAACAAACCACTTTGACTATTAGGGTTACTAAGATTATCATCAATAAACTTTGTAGCATTTGGGTTTATATTATCTTGAATAACTGATTTGGTTACGGTAACACGGTCAATAGAAGTATCTTGATTACCAGAAGCATATTGACAAGACATTTGAACAACCATTACAACCATTATGTTTGTGTCTCCAAAATGTTTAGGGTTTGCCCCAATACCATCAGGGTCAGTAATTGGCAAAGCAGATGATTGCCAAAGTGTTCTATATTTTTTTGTTATAGTTGTGTTTTGAATTGTGGCAGAGTCAATAAAACTAACTAAAGGCTGACCGCTGTTGGTTGAACCATTAGGTTGGTCATTAGTAATTTGGTCTTTAACACCATTAACTTCTGTTCTATGTTTAAGAGCATAATTTGCTGAACGTGAATTACCAGGAACACTATTGTGTTCATTTATATAATTTTGAAGTTTTCTTACATCTTTTTTATATGCGTCAGGAAGTTTGTCTTTTTGTATAAAAAGTAATTCAATTTTATCAATTAAAATATTTTGAACTGCATTTCTATCTACTAACTTTTTAAGATTTTCAGATATATATACTTGTAAACCACTGGCAGCCTTAGAATCAAAACGGGCTCCAAAGTCTCGTCCTGTTGGATATTCCCATTTACGAGCAACCCCTTTAGACCACCACGAGTTAAGAGTGTCATTATTTTGAACTTTGCTAGGAACGATAGATGTAAGTTGAATTTTTAATCCTTCTCTTAATCCGTCTTTTGCGGTTTTTTGTGCGTCAATTTGTTCTTGTGTAGCGGCAGCATTTGCTTTGAATTGCGTTGCAAGTTGTTGTGACACATACGATTCTTTTTTGGCAAACCCCAAATAGAGTGCCTGTACGTTTAAAGTAACACTGCATACAGTTGGTACCATTGTGCTACTAAACTTATGAAATGCAACATTAGAAGAAGTTACAAACCCTTCAACCATAAACAAAGATGAAAAAACAATACGTATAGGCAAAGGGCTTAAGAATGCAGAGTTACCAAGAACTGACGCAAGTTTATCTTTTGTATCTTTACCCGTAAAATCAGTAATAACATTTGCATCAGCAGGTGTTTGGACAAGAGTTCCTGGTGTCCCATCTGCTTTATATTGTTGTACATCTACAGAACCATCTGGTTTGGTAGTTGTTACTGTGTATGTTCCATCTTGATTTACAACTTTAGAAGATGTTGATGTTTTATTTTTTTGTGTAATGTCCCAATAACTAGTTAAAGCACTAATAGAATCTTGTGTAATAGATTGACCAATAATAGAATCTAAAACATAAAGGTCTGCTAAAACACCTAATTCTGCTACATGTTCACGACTATATGGGTTAGTAGTGTTTGGGTCGTTAGTTATAGCACCATAATTACTTAAATTATTAGAAAAAGTACCAACTTTAGACATTGTAGGGTCTCCAGTTGTTTCATTAAATCCTGAAGCCATACGATGGTTTGATACTTCACGTTCTCTGTTAAAAAGAAGTTGAAATTCAAAGGCAGCCTGACCTGGAATAGGTTGTAATAATTCTGTGGCAGATTGAAGCAAAGGATTAAGTACTGTTGTACTTGCCTCTACTGAACGTAAAATAAGGGCAGGGTTAAATTGAAAAAAACAACGCCGTGTAACTGCGCCTGTTGGACCAGCAGCAGCAGCATAGATAGACTTTTTAGTTTTATCAAGTTTAGTATTTGTTGCTATTTGTGCATTTAAAATTTCTGGAAAAATACCACGAATAAAGCCACGTTGGACACGGGTGTCAGTGGTTCCTTCCCCAGCACGGTCATAGATATTGGGAACACGGTTTCCAGGGTATGCAAAGGCTGGGTTGTCTTGACCATCTGCTTGAGGAAAACCATTTTCATAATCATTAAAATTTGCAAATTGGTCGGTTGAGTAACCTGTGCGTTCTGCCATTAGCGTCCCCTTTGTGTGGTTAGGCGCATTTGACGTTCTACGTGCGCAGCAATTTCTCTACTTATTTTTTGAGCGTCCATAGCCGTATTGTTCCCACCATGTAAATGTATCGTTGGAGAAATTGTAACATTATAATTATCCCCAGATTTTCCAGAAGACATAGAAGGCTGCTGTTGGATAAGGACTGTAGAGGCAGCGGGGGCTTGCTGAGGCATGTTTTTGCCCATTCCCATGCCTTGTACAGGGTCACCTTGCTTAGGGTCACCTGAGGTGGCATAACCTGCTTGTTTGACGTACTTAGCGGCTTGCTTTGTGTCAGTATTTTCAAGAGGGTTCATCCCTTTGTAACCACCCCAGTGGTACCAGTTATTACCGTGCCCACTGAGTGCCCAAGCAGCGGCAGCATTTTTTGCTGGGTCGTACAACTCTTCTTTTGTTTTAAGATGGTACTGTTGAAGACGGCCTTTTTCCCACTGTTTATTCATATTGATTTGCATTAAACCAAGTGAATACTCTGTTGAGTTATGTCTTAAAGATTCTGTGTTAAAACCTGATTCACGTTTAGCAATGGCTACCGCTTCTACTAATCTTTTTCCTCTAAACCCTGCTTTATACAGAATAGAAGCCACTTGGGGACCACTTAATATTTTTGAACCGCCACCGCTTCCAGGTGCACCAGAAGTATTTACAGAAGATGAATGAACGTTACCCGTAGAGCCACCTGAACCTCCACGAGAACCTCCACCTTGAGGACCCATTGCATCAATAGCATCATTAATGCTCAGACCTGAGTAATCTTGAATTTTAATGTTTACTTTGGACTTGGCACCTTGCCCACCCATACTACTAACAGATTGGTGTTCCATTCCTAAAAGGTTATTGATGGTTGCTTTAAGGTCGGTAGGGTCTGACACTTGCCCGTTGTGCCCCCAAGGGGCTCCACTCTTTTCGTATTGGATACGAGATGCAGGCAACTCAACAGGCTGTACGTGCCAAGGCTCATTGTTAACATCAAAGAATGAGCGCAATCCAAAATCTTTGGCGTGCTCCTTTACCCAGTCAAACTCAGAGGCTGGAGCAAAGTCAACTGCCAACCCAATCTCATGCATAGACATTCCTGGAGGGGCTGCTGCTACACCTTTATGGCGTTGCCAGTATTGTCCTTTCCAAAAGACATCTGTTTTTTCATTTGTAGGTTTGTACCTGTCTAGGAACATTGCTTTTTGTTGTGCTGTAGAGCGAACTCCACCACCAATGTAAAGTTTGGGGTTTGCTGCCAACATTGATTTAACTTTTTCACGCATTTTAGGATTAAGTTGTGCTAATGCTCCCTGACTTTTTGTAACGTTGGCAGGAGAGATCGGAAGAG